TGATCGACCGCACGGTGCTGCTGCGCGGCACGGGGCAGTCGGGCATCCCGCTCTACCGCAGCGCGGCCGGTGATACCGAGCTCACGGCGGGCGCGGTCGTCAACCCCGAGGACAAGGCCAAGGCCTACGTGCCGCTCGCGCGCATCCTGAAGCGCACCGACGGCAACGCGATCGTCGAGGAGTACGCGAAGGAGATGCGCCTGCTCGACCCGCGGTATCAGGGCTGGACGACCCGCGCGCTGCTCGACAGCTATACGCCCCGCTTTGAACGGGCGTATGCCGTACGGTTGCTCGGCGGCACCAAGGCGCAGATTCAAGCCGCGCTGATGGGGCGCTGATGCCGCAACGCCCCGGCTTTCCCGACGACGACCCGCAGGCACCGGCGCCGGCGAGCCCGTTCACGTTCGCGACGCCGCCGACGGTGCGCAATGGCTCGCGCCCCGGCTTTCCCGACGCCGACCCCGGCGCGCCCGACCCGCTGCAACTGACCTTCGACCAGGCGCGCAAGCAGACCGCCGCGGCCGCGGCGCACGTCTTCGACCTCCGCCTGCGGACCAACCTGCCGACCGAGGTGATTCAGCGCAACCTGCCGGCGGCTGAAGCGCAGGCGCGGCGCGGCGTGTTCGACCCGGCGGCGTTCCGCACGTTCAATCCGCAGCTCACGTCCTGGCTCGAGGAGGACCCGCTGCACGCCGCGGTCGCGCAAGACGACCTCACGTCGCTCTCAGGGATCGAGCGTGCGCTGCGCGTCGGCGTCAACGCCACGCGCGCCGCGGTGGGCGGGACCTACAACCTGGTGCCGAGCTACGTGTTCGGCGTCGCGCGCCTGGGCGCCGAGCTCGCGCACGTCGCCGGCGTGCCGCATGCGACCGAATGGTCGGACTACTTCGGGGCGCAAGCGAACACCGCGATCGACATCGCGAACACGATCGCGGGGAAGGGCGTCTCGGAGGCAACCGGCCTCGAGTCGGACTTCTATAGCGGCTTCACGTCCCTCGGGCAGCAGCTGCCGATCACGCTCGCGACCGGTGCCCTGAACCTCGACGTCAAGGTCGCCAGCACGATCGCCGCGGCGATGATGGGCCTGAGCACCGCGCTCCCCGCCATGGGGCGCGCGCTCGATGAGGGCAAGCCGCTCCTGAACGCGGTGAGCTACGGCGCGTTTCAAGGCGAGGTCGAGTACGCCACCGAGCGCATCCCGGCGTTGTGGTTCCTGCGCGACCTGAAGCGCAACCCCGGATTCGCGCGCCTGCTCTGGCACCAGCTCGCGAGTGAAGTGCCGGGCGAGCAAGTGGCGACGGTGCTGCAGGACCTGGCGGATTGGGCCGAGCTCAATCCCGAGCTCTCGCTGCAGTCGTTTGTCGACAGCTACGCCTCGCAGATCCCGGCGCACGCGCTCTCGACGCTGGTCGCGACCGTGACGATGGTCGGCGCGCAGTCGGCGCTCGTGAAAGCGATCGACGTCGCGACCAACACGACCAGCGACGAACGCACGATCACGGCGCTGCACAAGGCGGTCGACGACACCACGCTGCGCGAGACGGCGCCCGAGGCGTTCAACACCATCGTTGCGCGCATGGCGAAGGGCGGCATGGACACCGTCGCCGTCACCGCGCAGACCTTCGGCGACTACTTTCAAGAGAAGGGCGAGGACCCCGCCGCGCTCGCCACCGCGCTCACCGGCGACCCGACCGCCTACGAGCAGGCGCTCGCCAAGCCCGGCGGCGAGTTCACGATCCCGACCGCGAACTATCTGTCCCAGGTCCCGGGCAGCGGACACGACGCGTTCTGGACGAACGAGCTGCGGCTGGGGACCAACGCGCTCAACGTGCGCGAAACGAAGGCCGAGCTCGCGGCCGCCGTCGACGACCCCGAGGCACGCAGCGCCGCCTACGCCGCGGACCAGGAGGCGCGGCAGAAGGTCTACGACGACACCGTCGCCAAGGCGCTGGCGACGGGGCGCTTCACGCAGGACGAAGCGGCGCAGCAGGGCATCTGGATGGCGTCGGTGTTCGGCGCGGTCGGCAGTCGCATGGCGACGAGCCTGACGGCGGCCGCGGTGCAGGAGCTCGCGCACCCCGGCGCCATCGTGGCCTCGGGGCGCCGCTCCGACCCGAACCCGAACGCCGTGCCGCTGACCGCGCAGGCGAGCGTGCCGGGCATTCCCGCGTCGGTCGGCGGCAAACGCGAGACGCGCACGCAACGCAGCGACCGGGTCGCCGGCCACACGGCGGCGCTCACCCAGTACGTCGTCGCCGACGCCCTGCGCACCGACCCGACCGCGGACCCCGAGGCGGTCGCGCGTGCGTTCCAGATGCGCCTCGAGCTGCACAGCGAAGGGCAGGAGGCCGTTGCTGAGAGCGGGCTCGATAACGGCACCCTGCTGCGCGCGATCGCGGAGTACGGCGGCCTACGCACCGACATGGACGTGGCGCGGGGCGGCGAGTTCCGGGTGCTTGCGGAAGGGGCCGACCCCCGGCGCAGCGCGCGATCGCCGCATACCTGGAAGGGCGTGAAGGGGCTGTTCCGCGCCGACGGCAAGACGCCTGACCGGATGACCGAGGCGCTGCGCGAAGACCCCCGATTCACCGAGCACATCGCGGACTACGACGCCCTAGTCGATCGGCTGACGACGGCGCTCTCAGCGGGCGCCGCCGCCGGCACCGCGGTCGACCCCTCGCGTCTGCCGGGCAGCGACGAGCTCAGTGACCTCGGGGTCGAGCTCGGGGCGCGGTGGTGGTCGACCGAATACCACCAGGGCGACAGCACCGAGATTCCAACCGAGATGGAGACGCGCGTGTCGTCGCTCGAGGCGCTCACGCCAGGCCTGCGCGCGGGCACCTTCAAGCGCCGGCGCGACGTCAAGGTCTACATCCAAGACATGGTGCTGGGGGCCGCCACCCGGTTCGGCGTCTCCCTGGACCCCTCGCGCCCGGGCGTGCGCGACTACCTGGTGCGGGTCGGCATCCGCGATGCGCTCACGGGCATCGCGTTCAACCCGAACGCGATCGGCTGGTACGAAGCGAAGGTGCGCGAGGCGATCGCGGTGCTCACGCTGCTGCATCCCGAGCTCGGCACCGACAAGAACGCACTCTTCGCATTCAAGTGGGCGCTCGCCGCGACGTCGCAAGGGCTCAGCGTCAACACCAACTTCGCGCTCGCCGAACGCGTCTACGGCTACTACAAGACGCACGGGCGGATGCCGACCAACGCGGGCTTCGGCATCTCGCGCGATCAGATCAACAAGAACCTGAAGAAGTTCAACGTCTACCTAAAGCGAGGGATGACGGTCGACCAGCTGCGCGAGTTTATGGTCACGCCGTCCACACCGCGGGCGTTGCGCCAGGCGGGATTCGACACTGACGGCGAGCTCGCCGATCAGCCGGTGCTCGGCGCGCTCGTCCTGGGCGCCAAGATCGGCAACGGGTTCTTCGCCAACCTGTCGGGCATCTTCGACCAGCTGACCGCGGACCGCTGGTTCACGCGCAGCTGGGGGCGCTGGACCGGCACGCTCCTCAAAGACAACCGCGCACTCCTGAAGAAGAACCGCAGCAACCTGCGTGCGGCGATCGATGACCTGGCGCCCGGCGAACGCGTCAAGCTCGGGACGCTGGTCGGCGTCTCGCTCGCCGGCAAGGGCACCGACCACACCTTCACCGATGCCGCGCTCGAGAAGATCGCGAAGGCGGTGAAGAAAGCCAGCGGAAAGACGGACATCCGCACGCGGCTGGAGCGCACGCCGGCCGGGCAACGGTTCCGCTTGGACGGCAATACGCTCGCGGACAACCTGCGCGGCGAGAAGGAAGCGCCGACCAATCAAGAACGCGTGTATATGCGCGAGGTCGTCGGCCGCATCCATGCCGACATGGTGGCGCGCGGCTACGCGAAGATGACGGTGGCGGATTTGCAGGCGATCTTGTGGTACGCCGAGAAGCGCCTCTACGATGCGGGCACGGGTAGCCCTGATGACAGCGAGGACGGATTCGACGATGACAAAGCCCCCGACTACTCGAACGCCGCCGTCACGCTCGCGAAGGGGCGCGTCCCCGACGCCGACGTCGCGGCTGCACTTCAGCGAGTTCGCGCGCGCGCGGGAACGGCGGGACATCGACGCGGACTTCACCCAACGGGAGGAGGACAAACAGGAGCGCCGGGACGCACTCGACGAGTCGCTGTCCGACCCGGAGGCCGATTCGATGGCCGACCTGCGGACCCTGCACCGGGGATTGAAGGACAACTAGACCCGTTCCCGGACACCGAGTTCTTCCAAGCCGACACACACGCCACGTTCTACTCGCGCCTCGCGCGCGCCGTCGAGAGCTCGCCGCAGGCCTCCGCGTCCGGGGCGCAGTGGAAGGCGACGATCAAACACGCCAAGGCCGGCATCAATCAGGACGAGTTCGCGCTGACCCAGGTGCAGGACCTCGAGAACGGCACCACCTACACGAAGGAGGAGGTGCTGCAGTACCTGCGCGCGCACCGGGTCGAAGTGCGCGAGGTGCTGCTCGGCGGTGAGCCGGACGCCAAGACGCAGGACCGCATCGAGGAACGGGCTTACGAGATTTACGACGCGGCGGTCGACGAGGCCGTCGCCGACGCGGTGCGCAACCGCAACTTCGGCGAGGCGTCCGCCGAAGAGCAGGACGACTCCGAGGACGAAGACGGGCTCGTGACGTGGAACGCCGTGGTTGACGGCGAGGTGGTCGGCAGCGAGTACGAGACGGAAGCAGAGGCGCTCGTCGTCGCGGAGGAGTACGTCGAGGAGCTGCGGCAGGCGTTCGAGGACGAGCAGCGCGAGGACGGCGACGGGATGGGCGTCTCCTTCGCCGACGCCCAGGAGCAGGCGCGCGAGGAGCTCGGCGACGGCGACAACGCGACGCACTACCAGGAGTACTCCGTCGAGGGGCCGATCGAAGAGGGCAGCTACCGCGAAGCGTTCATCACGGCGCCGGCGCGCCCACGCGACACCAACCCCGACATCCAGGTGCTCGACGTCTTCCCGCCGACGACGGCCAACGCGATCCCGTTCACCGTGACGGTCAACGGCGCACCGTGGAAGAACCTGGTCGGCGGACACGACAAGACGTTCTACGTCGGCACCGCCGAGCCCGACTCCGCGAAGGTCGCGCAGGCACTACAGGCCTGGCGCGCGGGCGAGGCGTCTCGGTCGGACGCGCCGACGTGGTCAGACGGACACGACGAATACCGCGACATCGAGAACCCGATCGTCCGTATCCGTCTGAACATCCGCACGTCGGCCGACGGCCAGCGCGTGCTCTTCCTCGAGGAGGTGCAACCGCCGGGCCCCGAGAATCAGAAGCAGATGCCGGTGCTGTTCCTCAAGCACTGGCGCGCGATCGCGTTCAAGTGGGCGCTGCGCTACGGGGTCGACCAGGGCGTCGACGCGATCGCGTGGACGACCGGCGCGCAGCAGGCGAAGCACTACTCGCTCGAGAAACAGGTGCGCCGGATCGAGTGGGCACCGCAGTCGCTCACGTTCAACGGCGCCACCGAGACGGGTGGGCGGCACGTCACGATCGATTTACCGAACGGCCTTGCGCGGATGGACCTGGCGCCGAACGGCCAGGTCGTCAAAGTCATAGGCGTCGCGCCCGATGACTGGCTGGGAAAAAACATCGTCGAGGTGATCGGGAAAGAAGTCAGCGAGCGCATCTTCGGAAGCGAGAACGGGCAGCTGCAGGGCGACGGCTTGAAGATCGGCGGCGAAGGGCTCAAGCGGCTCTACGACGTCGACTTCGTCAACGTCGTCAACAGCCTGCCCGCGGTGAAACGCAACGGCGGCAAGGTCGGCACGGTGCAGATTGACGCCGGGCACACCAGTGAGCGGGCGACCGACATCATCCGTCTGGGGACCGCCTGGGCGTTTGTGACGACCGCAGGCGAGCAACGGGGCGGGTACGCCACGCGCGCGGAAGCGGTGACGGCCGCGGCTGAGTTCAACGCCGGCGCGTCACATCCGACGATGTCCACGCAGCCCGCGCTCCCGCTCACGCCGGCGCTCAAGGCCGCCGTGCGCGAGGGCCAGGCGCTCTTCCAAGGCGAGGACGAGACGCCGGCGCCCGGCCGCCACGGCAGCTACAACCCGATCACGCGCGTGATCAGCCTCTTCAAGACCCAGAACCGCACGACCTTCCTGCATGAGAGCGCGCACCTGTTCTTCGATGTGCTCTCCGACATCACGGCGTCTGAGCACACGACGCCGCAGCTGCAGGCTGACATGGGCGCGCTGCTCGCGCACGTCGGGTTCGAGGGCGACCTGGCGGCCTGGCGTGCCCTGTCGAACGAAGAACGCCGCGCCGGCCATGAAGTGTTCGCGCGCACCGTCGAGCAGTACCTCGGGCAGGGGAAAGCGCCGACGCCGGAATTGCAGCCGCTGTTCGCGCGGTTCGCGACCTGGATTCTCGGGTTCTACAAAACCCTGAAGCACCCGTCCATCAACATCGACATCAGCCCCGAGGTGCGCGCGGTGCTCGACCGCCTGCACGCGACCGACGCGCAGCTGAAGGCGGCGGAAGCCGACGCGCACGTCGGCGCGCTCTTCACGACCGCCGCGCAGGCGAAGATGACCGACGTCGAGTTCGAGGGCTACCGCGCCAAAGCGGAGGCCGCCTCCGCCGCGCGCCAGGCGACGCTCGCCGCCCGCGTGTTGACCGACCTTCACCGCGCGCGGCTGCAGTGGTGGCAGGACGAGCGCACGACGATGCGCGCGACCGTCGCCGCGGAGGTCGCCGCCGAGCCCGTCTATCGCGCGCTCGCGGGGATGCGGGGCGAGCTCGACACGCCGGCGACGCCGCTCTCGAAAGCCGCGCTCGTCGCGCAGTTCGGGCGCGACGTGTTGAAGCGCCTGCCGCGGCCCTACGTCTATGCCGCCGACAGCGGCTTGTCGGCCGACACCGTCGCCACCCTCTACGGGTTTGCGTCAGGCGAGGCGCTGGTCGAGGCGCTGGTCACCGCGCCCGACTTTGACCAGGTGGTCGACGCGCGCACCGACACGCGCATGGAGCAGGCGCACGGCGACATCTTCCACGACCCGGCCCGGCTCGAGGAGGAGGCGCGCACGATCGTCGCCGACGAACATCGCGACGACCTGATCCGCACCGAGCTCGCGCTGCTCAATAAGCTCCGCACGGCGGCCCAGCCGTCGGTGCGGGCGGAGAAGACCGCGACCAAGGACAAGGCCCGCGCCGGCACCGCGCGACTGCGCACCGAGATGCCCGACCCGGCGACGCTCGCGCGCCTGGCGCAGGCGCAAGTGGCGACGATGCCGCTGCGCACGCTGCGGACCCAGGTGCAGCGGTTCTACAACACGGCGCGCCGCAGCTCGATGGAGGCCACGCGCGCCGCCGGCACGCAAGACTTCGACACCGCGATCACGGCGAAGCAGGCCGAGCTCTTTCACCTGGCGCTCTTCCGCGAGGCGACCGCCCGGGTCGCCGAGCTTGACGAGACGCGCGCGACCTTCGCGAAGATGTTCGGCAACGACGCCGCGCTCGCCAAGCGCCGCGATATGGGCTACGTCCAGGCGGCGCGCGTGCTGGCGGCGACCTACTTCTGGCCCGAGAAGCGCCTCGGCGACGCGCGCGAGGCGTTCACGCTGGTCAAGGAGTACGACACCGAGCTCGCCCCGATGCTCGAGGAACAGATCGACGGCGTCGTCGCGGCGGGCACCGACCTGGGGGCGCTGACCGTCGCGCAGTTCACGATGCTGCGCGAGACGGTGGCGCAGCTCTGGGAGCAGTCGCTGCGGTCGCAGCAGATCCGCATCGACGGACAGCTGGTCGACCGTGACATCGCCACCACGCAGCTCACCACCCGGCTCGACGACATCAATGCGCCGCTCGCGGAGCAGCGCCACACGAAGGGGGAGCTGCGGCTGCTGGGGCTACGCGCGGCGGCGCGGCGCGTCGAGCATTGGGTCAGCTACGTCGACGGCGGCGCGCCGGGACCGTTCCGCCGCATCCTGTGGAACCCCGTGATCGAGGGGACCGAGACGTACCGGATTCACAAACGGGATTATCTGGCGCAGTACCTCGCCCTGGTCGACGGGATCAAGGACACGCTGACGCCCGGCACGATTACGGCGCCCGAGCTCGGCGGGTTCGTCTTCGGCGTCGACGACGGCAACGGGCGCGCGGCCTTGCTGCACGCGCTGCTGCACACCGGCAACGAGAGCAACTATCAGAAGCTGCTGCGCGGCTATCGGTGGGGCGTGGTCCGCGCCGACGGCACGCTCGACGATGCGCGGTGGAAGGCGTTTCTCACGCGCGCGTACGACACGGGCCTCGTCACGAAGCGGGACATGGACTTCGTGCAGGCCGTCTGGGACCTGGTCGGCAGCGTGAAGAGCGAGGCGCAGCGCGCGCACCGCGAGATGTACGGCACCTACTTTTCGGAGATCACCGCCTGGCCGGTCGAGACGCCGTTCGGCCCCTACGCCGGCGGCTACGTGCCGGCGCTGGTCGATCCGCTCTGGGTCGCCCAGCAGTCGATCTACGGCGAGAAGGCGGCGCTCGAGGGCAACGATAACGCCTCGATGTTCCCGACCGCCGGCAAGGGGTTCACCAAGGCGCGGCAAGAACAGTATGCGAAGCCGCTCGCGCTCAACCTGCAACTCATCCCGTCACACCTCGACAAGGTCCTGCGGTTCATTCATATCGAGCCGCGCATCCGCGATGTCGGGCGCCTGCTGTGGGGGCACGGGCTGCGCGACCGCCTCAACGCCTACGACCCGACGGTGTTGCAGAGTCTGCTGATCCCGTGGCTGCAGCGCACGGCGAACCAGCGGGTCGCGAAAGCCAGCCAGGGCCAGGACGGGCAGGCGGCCGATTGGATCTTCCGCGGGCTGCGGGCGCGCGTCGGCCTCAACATGATGGCCGGGCACGTCATGAACACCCTGCAGCAGTTCACGGGGGGCTTCATTGCGGCGCTCAAGGTCAAGCCGCGCTACCTGCGGAACGCGCTCTGGCGCCGCATCACCCAGGCCGACGACTTCAAGGCGGCGCTCGCCGAGTCGAAGTTCATGACGACGCGCCTGACGCCGGCGGCGTTCGAGCTCCAGCAGCAGCTCGAGGACATTCTCCTCAACCCGTCCCGCTACGAAACCGTGCAGCAGTGGGGGCAGCAGCACGGCTACCTCCTGCAGTCGTCCGCGCAGAACCTGGTCGACCAGATCGTCTGGGCGGGCGGCTACGAGCAGGCGACCGAGCGCCACGACGCGACCCACGCCGAGGCGATCCGCGCCGGCGACGCCGCGGTGCGCGAGACGCAGGGGTCGTTCGAGCCGGCCGACATCGCGAAGTTCGAGGCGCAGATCCCGTTCGTGCGCGCGTTCGTGATGTTCTCGGGCTACTTCAACATGCTCGCGAACGTGAACGGCACCGAGCTCGGCCTGGTCGTGCGCGACCTGGGCCTGAAGAAGGGCGCCGGCCGCGCGCTCTACATCTATCTCTTCGGGTTCATGCTGCCGGCGGTGCTCTCGGAAGCGATCACGCAGGCGATCGGCGGCTGGGACGATGACGACGACGACACGCACCTCGATGAGCTGATGTGGTTGTTTTTCGGCTCGCAGATCCGCACCGGGGCCGCGATGGTGCCGTTCGCTGGTCAGATCGCGACGGCGGCCTACAACCTCTACGCGACGCAGACGACGGCCGACGATCGCATCTCGTCGTCGCCCGCGGTCGGGATGGTGGAGAACGCGGTGCGCGCGCCGCTCGAGGTGTACCGCGCCGTGTTCGAGGCGGGGCCGAAACGGAAAGCGGTGCGCGATCTGATCGACTTGCTCGGGCTGCTCACCGGGTTGCCGGTCGGCGCGTTCAAGCGTCCCGCCGGCTACCTCGCCGACGTCTACGACGGCAACGAAGAGCCCGACGATGCGCTCGAGGCGACGCGCGGGCTCGTCTCCGGTCGTGCACAGGACGCGCGCTGATGGCGTCGACGCCGACCCGTCCCACGCGCAGCGACCGCCGCCGCCCGCAGCGTGACCTCCAGGTCTACGGCGGCCGCCGGCGCGGGGCGGTGATCACTGACCCGGCCGGCAACCCGAAGGTCGTGGACGGCACCGGCGCGGACGGGGCCGATGGGGCCGACGGCGCGGATGGGGCCGCGGGAGCCACCGGCGCGACCGGCGCCACGGGGGCCACCGGCGCGACGGGCGCCACGGGGGCGACCGGGGCCACCGGACCCGCTGGGCCGAGCGGCGGCGACGGCGCCGCGCAGGGCAGCTTCCTGGTCAGCGGCGGCCAGGTGGTCTGGCAGAGCGCCTACACGTTTCTGGTGTCGGCGGCCAGCTACTACATCACCGGCACGCTCTACGCGAGCGCCGAGGACACGGCGACGCTCGCCGCGGCGCACGCGACCCTCGACCGCCTTGACGTGATCGCCGTCGACGACGCGGGCGACGTCGTCGTGGTGCCTGGCACGGCGGCGGCGCAGCCGGCCGAGCCCGACATCGACCCCGCCACGCAGCTCAAGCTCGCGATCGTGCTGGTCGTGGCGGCGAGCTCCGCGCCGGCGACCGCCTCGAGCGTCGTCGTCTACGCGGAGAACGCCGGCGCCGCGGCCGAGTGGAACTGGACCTCGAGCGGCGCCGGCTGGACGCTCGCCTCGACGAACAACCCGCGCACCGGCACCAAGGACATCGAGGCGACCACCGTCGCCAGCGGCGCCTATCTCCAGGGCGCGATCGGCAGCGGGACGTTCGACCCGAACCTCTACGCGCAGCTGGTGATCTACATCCGCAGCAAAGCGACCTGGTCGAGTAATCGGTCGATGCAGATCCGCCTACAGAACGCCGGGGTTGTCGTCGGGCAGACGCTGACGATCGCGCACGGGCAGTTCGGGTTCGACTCCGCGAACACGACGACCTATCAGCAGCTCGCGATTCCGATCACGCAGTTTGCCGTCCCAGCCGGATCGCTCATCACCCAGGTCCGCCTCACGCGCGCGGGCTCGTCGACCATCGGGTTCTATCTCGACGACATCAGCTGGGTCGCCAGCGGCACGACGCAGGCGGCGCCCGGCATCACGCAAGCGCAGGCCGACGCACGCTACGCGCCGCTGATTCATGCGCCGCGGCATCAGCTCGGCGGCGCCGACCCGATCAAGCTCGATGACCTCTCGACGCCCGATGACAACACCGACCTCGATGCGACGACCGGGCATCACGGGCTGCTGAAAAAGCTCCCGGGCGGCACGACCACGTACCTGCGCGGGGATGGCGCGTTCGGCACGCCTGCCGGCGCCGGCGACATGGTCGGGCCCGCGAGTGCCGTCGACTCTCGCATCGCGGCGTTCGACGGCACGACAGGCAAGTTACTCAAGGACGGCGGCAAGACGATCGCCGTCGTGCTGTCGGATGCGGCGACGGTGGCCGCGGCCCTGGACGCCACGACGCAACTGACCGGCGACGTCACCGCCGGCCCCGGCGCCGGGTCGCAAGCCGCGACCATCGGCGCGAACAAAGTGCTCGATACGATGCTGCGCGATTCGGCCGCGCTCTCGGTCGTCGGGCGCAGCGCGAACAGCAGCGGCGACCCCGCCGACATCGCGGCGGCGAGCGACCACCAGGTGCTGCGGCGCTCGGGCACCGCGATCGGCTTTGGCGCCGTCAACCTCGCGCAGGCGGCCGCGGTCACGGGCGTCCTGCCGGCCGCGAATGTGCCGACGCGCTACGCGGTCGTGAGCCTGCTCGTCGACGGCGCCGGCGTCGCCATCACGACCGGCATCAAAGGCTACGTGTCCTGCCCGGTGAGCGGCACCATTGTCGAAGCGACCCTGCTGTCGTGTGACGCGACGCCGACGTCGGGCTCGATCGTGATCGACGTCTGGAAGGACACCTACGCGAACTACCCGCCAACGGTGTTCGACACGATCACTGCGAGCGCCAAGCCGACGCTCACGAGTGCGACCAAGTCGGTGGATAGCACGCTCACCGGGTGGGGGACGACCGTCACCGCCGGCGACGTGTTCGGGTTCAACGTCGACAGCGTGACGGGCGTGACGAAGGTGCTCCTCAGCCTCAAGGTGCAGTTGACGTAATGGCGGACCTGGTCGCGATCGGCACGGGACTCCTCAGCGCCGCCGGCACCTGGGGCCTGGTGGACACCGTGTCGAAGAACGTCTCGACCAACACGGGGCAGACCGCGCTCACGACCGGGAACCTCGACTCGGCCACGTTCGTCCTGCCGGCCAATGCGCTCGCGGGTGTGGCGGTGCGGCTGTCGAGCCGCGCCGCGGGCACGCCGGTGACCACGCTCACGGTGACGCTGCGCAACTCCACCACCGGGACCGATGCGCGCGCGGTCACCGCGAATGTGAGCGCGCTCCCGGCCTGCACCACGGGGGCGGCGTCGGAGGGGGGCTGGCATTACTTCAAGTTCGCGACCGCCGTCACGCCCAACGGCACCGACAGCTATCTCATTCGCATGACGATCAGCGCGACGACGATCGCCACCGGGTTCTGCACCAATGGCGTGGCGAACAACTGGCAGCGCCTCCTGGTGCGCTCGACCACGCAGGCGCCGGCCGCCGGCGATGACATGTACCTCGCGCAGCTGCTCGATGGCAGCGCGAACCCCGCGACACCCACGGCGCTCACGGTGACGATGGATTCGGTGGCGGCCACCGACTTCGGCTCCGCGTCGACCAGTCAGTACACCCCGGCGCTCAGTATCTCGAAAGGCTCGGTGCTCACCTGGGGCGTGGTCGCCGCCACCAACTACATCCTGCAGCTGTCCGGGCAGCTCGTCGTGTTCTCCGGGGGGACCTACAACCAGGGCACGGTCGCCAACCCGGTGCCGACGGGCGGGTCGGCGGTGTTGCAGTTCGATTGCGCCGCGGACGGGAATTTCGGGTGCATCGGGCGCGCGGGGAGTACGTGCCTCTTCCAGGGGAGCCCGCGCACGGCAGGCAAGGCCGTCGTCTCGACGCTCCTCAATGCGAACGCCGCGGCCGCGGCCGTCTCGCTGACGGTCGTCGACGACACGGGCTGGTTGAGTGGAGACGACGTCGCGCTCGGCACCACCACGCAGACGCCCACGCAGAACGAAACGAAAGCCCTGACCGGCAACGCGACGGCGACGACGATGGCGATCACGGCGATCACCAACGCGCACAACGGCACGTCCCCCACGCAGGGCGAGGTCGTTCTATTGACCCGCAACGTACAGGTGAAGACGGTCACTGCGGCGCAGTCGACGTTCTGTATCTTCACCGGCAGCGTCGATGCCGATTGGTGTGACTTCCGCTACTGCTCGAGCGCGACCGTCGTCTGGGCGACCGAGTCAGTCACGGGCGGGAACAACACGATCAGCTTCAACCTCTGCGCGTTTCGGGATTGGGAGTCCGCCTGGAACAACATCGCGATGTTAGTCGGCGCGACGTTCTCGATGACCAACTGCGTGGCCTACAACTGCGGGTCCGCGTTTGCGTCCTGGTACAACCACACGTCCGCGAACACCTGCGCGGCGACGACGCTGACGGGCAACGTGTTCCTCGCGACGCAGTTCAGCCTGTGCCTGTCGTTCACGACGATCGTCGGCCTCACGCTGACCAACAACCGGATCGCGGGCGGCTCGACGGGACTGACGATCGCGCCCATCAACTTCACGGCCGGCTACGGCGCGACGGCGACGTTCTCGGGCAACACCTACCACGGGGGCGGCACCGGCGCGAGCTACTCGGGCGTGAGCAACCTCACGATCGCGTCCGAGACGAGCTGGCGCAACGCGACCGGCACCGGCATCGCGTCGTGTAATGCGCTGACGTTCACGTCGGGGATGTGGTTCGGTAACGTCGCCTCGCTCGGACAGATCAGCGTGACGGCGTCCACCAGTCGCCTCACGCTGAGTGCCTGCACGCTGAGCGGCGACACCACGTTCGCGTCGTCGTATGGGCTGTTCTGTTCGCTGTCGGCCGCCGCCGGGTTCTGCCCCGACTGGCGCCTGCTGAATTGCTCGTTCGGGGTCGCCACGGGGATCAAGGTCGCGCACGCGACGGCCGACCTGGCGGTCAGCACCAATGGCGGGTACCACACGCTGATCGCCAGCCATACCGCGATGGGGTCGACGACGAAGATCCATGCGACCGGGCTCGGCGTGCTGCTGCACGGGTCCTATCTCGCGTTCGAACACTACAACGCGATCGCGGCCGACAATCGCGTCTTCACCCGCGCCGGGAACCTGACGATCGAGACGACGACCGTCGACGTCACGCCGGCGCTGAAGATGACGCCGGCCGACACCGTCGTGAAGCTCGAGTCCCACGCCGGCATCCGCGGCCGCGGCTACCTGGTGCCGGTCGCCAGCGGGGGCACGGTGACGCCGTCGGTGAAGGTCCGCAAGGACGGCACCTACGCGGGCAACGCGCCGCGCCTCGTCGTGAAAGCGAACCCCGCGGTCGGCATCCTGGTCGATGCGGTGCTCGACACGCTGAGTGTCGGCGCCAACACCTGGGAGACGCTGACCGCGGCGGCCGCGGCGGCGACCGCCGACGGCGTCCTCGAGTTCGTGGTCGATTGTGACGGTGTCGCGGGCAACGTCTACGTGGACACCTGGTCGCAGAGTGGCGGCGCCGCGAGCCCGACCTCGCTCCAGTACTGGCTCGACGGCCTGCCAGCCGACCTCAACGCCGCCGGCGGGGCGGCGGCGGCTGAAACCTCGCACGCCTTCTTCGGCATGGCATAGCCCCACCACCACTACCCACGCCGCCGCGCCCGGGCCACGAACACTGCAGATCCCATGCAGCACGCCACGCTGAGCCGCCCGCCGCCCGCCTGCTCGCGCGTCACGCTGGCGATGCTGGTGATCGCGGCGTGCAGTGCGCTGGGGCAGATGATCGTGCTGCAGGCGCAGACGGTGCCGCCGCTCCCGATCGTGGTCGCGGGGAACGAATCCGCGATCAGCATCTGGGTTCTGGTCACCGGGCAGTGCGTGATCTTTCTCACGACGATCGTCGGGCTCATCGCGAGCTGGTTCCGAGAAAACAGAAACCGCCGATGGGACCTGGAAGATCGGCAAGTGCTCGCGGCCAAGGTGCAGACCCAGGTGGATCTCACCCGCGACGCGCTCCACAACAAGACCGAGGAGGTGCGCGTCCAGCACGCGGCGCAGGCGCATGAGCTCGGGCGCAAGATTGATGAGAACACCGAGATTTCCCGCAACGCATTCACGGAAGCCAACGACGTGAACCGCAAGCTGTTGAGCGTGGAGCAAGAGATCGCGCGCTTGGCCGCGATGTTTTTGTCCGACTCGCATCACCGGGAAGAGTTTTTTCGCCGGGCGGTCGAACGGAAGGCTGAGGCTGAGTGAGTAAACGCACATCCGCGCCGGCGGTGTCGTCGCCGGCGAAGCTGGACCTGACCCCGCGCCAGCAGCTCCATCACGCGGTCAGGACCCAATTTGCGACCGCCCTCCAGGACTATTTCTGGGCGCACCCGGAGCAGCTGCGCGACCCGGCGACCGAAGCGAATACCAAGGCGCTACTGTTGCTCATGGAGCGCGTGCTCGCGGCCATCGATCGGTTCGACATCGCCGCGGCGACATCGGCCGCCACCTAAACCTGTGGACACGAAGGACGGTCACGCATGCTGCACGACATGACGACGCTCGACCTCGCACTGCGCCTCACCGCGGCGATCCTGTTTTTCCTCGTCGCGATCGGCGTGCAGATGAAAGACGGGCGCCCGAAGCTGAACCTGCTCGCGGCGGGGCTCTTCGTCGGCACGCTCTCGTTCATCATTTAGGCGCGCGCTGTCAAGCCCCGCTAGGGGTGGCGCGGGCGCTGCTGCCCGCTGTGCGCCAGGCCGGCGCGGCACACTCGCCGGCATGGGACCCCGGGCGCTCGACGGCGGTGAGGAGCCGGATACGCTCCGGGTCGAAGACCAGGGCGATGCGCGCGGCGGCGCGGACGTCGATCCGATCTGTGGCGACTCCCGGAGTCGTGCGTTACACTGCCGACCGGGGACCCGCTGGGGTAGCAGCCGGCGGAATCCGAACAAGCGCGCCGAGCGCGGGCTAGGGTAAGCACCTCCCCGTGTTCGGCGCGTGCGCACGTACAGGCGAAAGTCCCGCGACGCCGCATTACCGAGGGTTACCACCCGCGGGGATTATTAGGATTATTTCGATCTGCCGCGCCCTTGGGCGCAGGGGGTCGCTCACGACTTCCTCTTAGCGCCCCACGACCCAGCGCAGACCATCGATCAGCTCATTGAAACCCCACGCGAAGACGAACGGGCCGACCGCCACGAACGCCAGGGCGAGCCCGCCGGCCTTCAACGTGATCGCCCCGACGTTGCGCCGGTAATGCTCGGAGTGGGCGGCCCACCATAAGGGTGGACCGTACACGAGTGACAAGATCGCGACCCCGACGAGCGTCTCTGTGAGTGTCATGGTGTCCGCGTCTCACGCACAACGCGCGCCTGGGGAAGGGCTCGGCAACCGAAGACGGGCCAGCCAAATGGTGGCGTCGGCGCCGACCATAGTCGCGAAGTCGTCCACCTTCGATCACTGTCGGGGTTCGAGCGTCCCGCCTGGGCGCGCGGCTTGACAGCCGCGCTATGCTAGGCGTCAAGCTATGGCCACTTCCCGAAAACGACAACCGAAGGCCGCGCGCGGCTCGATGACGGCGCAAGAGATGGGCCGTCTCGGGGGGCTGGCGCGGACCCGCTCATTGAGCCCCGCCAAAAGGACCGCGATCGCCCGCCGCGCCGCGCAATTACGGTGGGCGGAATATCGCCGCACCAAAGATGCCGCCGCGTGAATGGTCGCGGCGTGTGTCTCTCTGCTTGCCGACTAGCACGTCCCAGACGAACACCACTCGGAAGAGCGCCGCACCTCGAAAGATGGCGCTTGACGTTGCGTGGCGTTGTCTCTATGCTTACCGACTAGCACACTTGTAACAACGACGCGAACAGGACACGAAAGATGTGGGCTTCTGACTCAAGATCATTCAGTGTTTCAACGACGTCGCATAATAGATGTTTGCGGCACGAACAGTCCTCTCGTGTCCTATCACCACAGTTCACTCTTCGCGAAAGCGGAGGGACGCGCATGACCGACGAACCCGACGTCGTCACGGAGCGCCTCGGGCGGCAGCACGCGCGCCGAGACTCGCTCGTGTCGTAGGGGTTCAAGGAGAGAGGCAGACCCGCGCGGGCAACGCGGATCTGCTGGTTTGCAAAAGGGTTTGAAACGGGTTTGGAAACTACTCCGACTCCACGGGCGCCGTCTGTCGAGCGTCGTCTGACGCCGTGTCAGCAGGCCCCTGTTGTCGTCACCGGCTCTCACCCCGCGCACACGGGAGGAAACGCCAGTTGTTCGACACTAGCACGACTCAATGGTCCTTGTCGGTACTGTGCCGACAGTGGTCGTTCGCCCCACCAGCCGTCGCCACGCGCGCGCTGATTCCGTCTCGCGACTCACAACTCTCAACCCATCACTCGCCCGTGGCCTGCTACCCACGGCTTCACTCTGGAGGCTTTGCTTTCACCATGCGTAAGACGACGACGACCAGCCGACCGGCGCCGCGCGCCGCGACCACGGAACATTCCCGCACTCAAACAATCGAAGACCTCCGCGCGATTTACAAGGCGCACGCCGCCACTCTCGAGCTCATCGCCGCGCTCGGCAGAAAACTCGCGGTGCGCAGGTGATCGCCCTCACATGCGTGCAGCGGTCCCCGGCGTGGCGCGCCGCGCGCTGTGGACATCTGACCGCCTCCCGCGCGCACGACGTCGTGACGCACGGCCGAGGGACCGAGCGGTACCGGCAGCAGTTGGTGCGCGAGGCATTGACGGGGGTCCCCGAGGATTCCTGTCCGTGGCCGACGACTGCCATGCGGCGGGGCGAACACCAGGAACCTGCGGCCCGCGCCGCCTATGCCGCGCACACGGGGCAGCGGGTCGAGACGTCGGGGTTCCTCAGGCACGACACGCTGCGGGCCGGCTGTTCCCTCGACGGGTATGTCGGGGCGTTCGAAGGCGTCATCGAAATCAAAAATCCCAATTCGACGACGCATCTCCAATACCTGCTCACGCGCCGGGTGCCGGCGCGCTATCGCTCACAAATTCGGCATCACGTCTGGCTCACCGGCGCCAAGTGGGCTGACTTTGTGAGCTTCGACGATCGCCTGCCCACGCGGTTGCAGCTGGTGATCGTCCGCCTCTGGCGCGACGAGCTCGACATCCCGGGCTACGCCCGCGAGGCGGAGCAGTTCCTCGCCGATGTCGACGCCCAGGTGGCCCCGCTCCGGTCGTTGGGACCGGTGGCGTTCTTTCAAACCGCGCCGCTCGACCTCGCGACGCGCGTGTTCGCGATGTGTCAAATGACGGTCGACGCGAGACGACGCCGGGAGCGTGCGGCGTGACACGTCTCTTCTGAGGAGCTGCCTTCGTGAGCTGGGATCAGATGGAACTACTCCTTGGAACCAAAGACTTATGGGAGTCGCCGGCGCAGTTCTCGGTGATGACCATCCTCTGCTGGCGGGACCACCAAAAGCGCGGCTTCGCCGCGCCGTCGGCGCGCGACATTGCCCGGGTGGTCGGCTTGTCGCCTCAGCGCGTGCGGAAGGTCTTCGCCCAGCTCGAAGCGATGCACGCGATGACGCGCCTCGGGACCGATCGGGAGTTCAGTGGGCGCAACCGATTCGCGCTCTCGATCGAGAAAGCGATCCACGAAAAAAGTGCGAGGGGGGTGATCGCCGGCGATCAGGGGGGGGTGATCGCCCGCGATCAGGGGGGTGATCGCCCGCGATCAGGGGGGTGGTCGCCCGCGATCACCCCGTCCCCCCTAAACAATAAAACAGTAAGACAAGTACAAAACGCCACCGAGGCCACGGCTGCGCCGCGGCTTCCGCTCTTCCCGCTCCATGTCAAACCGCCGCACCCCGAGCACGTCGCCCTGAAGGCCGCGCACGCACACCGACTGCAGAAACTGCGATCGCGCGTCGCCGGCCTGGCGCGGAGCATTCTGTTCAACCCGTCCATCGGCCGCGAGCTGCTCAACGGCGAGATCGCCACGTCGATCGACAGCCTGGTCGAAGCGACCAAGCGGCTGTGTGCGCGGAAGCGCGTCCAGGGTTACGGCGAGGTCGTTCACGCGATGTGCACGTCGGAACTCTTCAAGTTCAGAAACCCGGCGGTCGTGAGCGGGGCGGCGCCACGCCCACGCGACAGAGCCCGCCAGGCGCGGCAGGGAGGCCGAATGTGAAACCAGAGCTAGGCGTAGCGGAGCGACGCTGGGCCAGGCTCAGCCAAGCCCTGCGAGGCGATGCAATGAATTTTCAATTAGGAGGTGACAGCTTGAACAACCGAAAGACGACACCGATCGACATCAACGGCGACGCGATCGTCGCGGAGGCTCGGAGAACCCTGTACGCGCTCTTCACGAACCCAGCGCCGTCAGCGGAGGACATCACCGTGGGACGCATCGCCGCGAGCGCGTTCGCGTCCGAGATGAAAGACAAGACGCGCCTCGGCGCGAAAGTGGAGTTTAACTTCGCGATGGCGCGGGAGCTCGCGGCCGACAAAGAGGAATTGAAACGGTTCCTGGAGGCGGCGATGCCGAACGAGCCGATCGTGCGGCTGGTGTCGAGCATGAAAGAGAAAGAGTCCTAAGCCTTGCGCAGCCACGCATGGCACCGCCAAGCGCCGCCTAGCTGGGCATGGCACTGCGGAGCGCAGCCACGCGATGCGATGTTGTTTTTGAAGTCGGTGAACTCTGCTCTGCTTCGCGTTGCATTGCCTAGCGCAGCCTGGCGACGCCGAGCACAGCACAGCGATGCGATGTTGTTCTTGAAAAAAGGTGAGTCAAGCGAAGCGCAGCACGGCGTAGCGAGGCCTTGCCTTGCAACGTGATGCAAGGCAATGCGCAGCGCAGCCTAGCGATGCAATGTTGTTTTTTCAAAGGAGGTGGTTGCTTTGTATCAAGTCGACGGACTTCTGAAAGGACTCGTTCCTATTCTGTTCAATGCGTACACGACGAAGGCGCGCTCAGGAAAACTCCGGCACGAGGAGTTACTCGAAGAGGCGACCCGTCGCGTGTATCGCGACCCTGAAACGCAGGTGCTCGTGTGGCCTGGGTGGAATCTCCAACGGTGCATGGAGGACGGTGCGCGGCTCGGCGAGGTGAAACTCGGACGTAAATCGATCGGCCAGTACCTCCGCGCGCTGGTCGCCGTCGAGGGCGATCCGTCGTTCGGGCGCGTCGACTACGACGGGCTCCACACCTGCATGGGCCGCATCCCGCCACGCACCGGCGCGATGGTCGAGCTCTTTCGGCCCAAGCTCGATCCCGGCTGGACGTTGTCGTTCCGCCTGCTCGTACACAACACATCGATCGACCCCGACACGCTGAAGCAAGTGCTGCAGTTCGGGGGACTGCTAGCGGGCATGGGCTCGTGGCGTCCCAGGTATGGGCGGTTTGCGGTAGAGCGATTTGAGGTTGCCGGCAGCGTGCAACCCGACGCTGTTGCGCCGAAGGCGTCGCGGAAAAAGGCGGTCGCGTAGGAGAGGCTGAGACGTGAAGTTCACGACCTACGGTGCGGCGAAGGTGCTCAAGGTGACGCCGGAACATGTGCGGTGGCTCACCGCGCGCGGCGAACTGCACCAGTACGACGTCACCGACTCGGGGATGCTGCTCTTCACCGAACCGGAACTGCTGAAGGTCGCCGTCGCCCGCGAGCGGCGACGGGCGCGCGACCGGCACATGGCGCTGCGTACGATCCGTATCCGAATGGCACGGGTGGCGCTGCGCGCCGGCCAGTTGGCGCTCCCGTTTCGCGATCAAAAGGCGAGTACACGATCTTGCGATCGCAATATGAACCCCGCGCGATCGTTGAGGTTTCTGCGCAAGGTGTCATAAGCCGGGTTATGTCAACTACGACGCGCTGGTGCATCCGGGTGACCTACCCGAGCGGCTATGAAGCGTTTGTGCGGCACGGCAGGGACATCGGCCACGGGCCCATCGTCCAGTTCAGAACCCGGCGTGATGCCGAAGCAAATCTCGACTTCATCAGGCAGGGTCTTGAACAGGAAACCACGGCGGCGATTGTTCCGTACCGGCGGGAGATGGAGGTGTGATGCCGGGCAAGAACATCACGATCGAGGTCGGTTCGATCCTCAGTGCGCGCACGTTGCAAGGGGCCGTCGAGCTCGTGGTGAACAACGAGAAAGTCCAGATGGACCTGCCGAAAGCGCGTGAGGTCGTCGGGATGCTGCAGGGCGCGATCGAAGCGGCCGTCTCCGACGGGCTCCTGTTCGCATTCCTCACGACGAAGGTCGGCCTGCCCGAAGAGGCGGCCGCGCGGGCGCTGCTCGACTTCCGCGAACTGCGGCAGGGGAGTCGGTCCACGGTGTTTGAACAATGAGCGTGTTCCTACTGGGCGTTGTCGTTGGCATGGGCCTCTTCGCCCTGTTGTTTCAGATCGGGGCGTGGATTGGTCGTTGGGAGACAAAAAGGGAAAGGACTCACAAATGCTGAAACCCTATAGCGGCCCGACTGAGATGCCCCGCGATCGCGCGGTGCGGATGCTCTCGGGCATTCTTGCCGGCGCCGTACGTGGCGGCGTCACGGGCGCCCAATGGACCGACGCGGAGACGAGCGAGGTACGGATGATCGTCGACGACATCATCGAAGCCGCAAACCTCGAGCGGACGAGTGACCACGCGAAAGCGGTGGATGCACTGATCAAAGGCGACCAGCGGTGATTAGGAGCGGGCGGTGCCGCTGGTGTGGTTGCACGTACGACGAACCCTGCCCGGGCAGCTGCGGCTGGGCGGACCCAGAGCAAACGCTCTGCACGGCGTGTGTTGACGTCGAGGTCGGATGGCAGCAACTCAAGGCTCAGAAGTTGCCGAACATGCATCGCGCGTTCTTCCGCGGGTTCATGACGGGCGCCGACGATGAACGTGCGAGCGAGCAACACAACCCGTACCGCCCCGGCGTCAGCGCGCGGTACTGGGACCACGGCTTCCAGGCTGGATGGCCACCACTGGTAGAAGCGAAAGTGCGCGCGCCGCGCAAGCCGCCACGAACCACAACCCGTAGTGGCGAAAGGTCGAGCAGATCGACGGCCGCGCCGCGCACCGAGCCACGACGGGTGGTAGCGAAAACGCGGCGCGGCCCGACACGACCGGCCGCGGCGAAACGTCGGCCGATAGTTGGCGATTCGTGATCGTTAACAGAATGAGCCCCTATGCGACTGTGGAGGTGTGAGATGAGCGACGACGCGGTGCTACCCGACTCTGACCCCGACGTGCAGCGGATGGTCAAACAGAAAATCGCCGACAAGTTCTTCGTCGATGGTGTGCCGGCGCCGCTACCGCCGCGGCTGCGGCGCAAGGGAATGCACGATGACATCCGCGCGCTCTACCACTTCGCCAAAGCGCTCGAGCACATGGACGAGAACGTGCGCCGCGCGCATCTAAATTGGCTCGTCGCCAAGTACGGACCACTCGAGAGGGAGTGATGAGCGAGCAGACGATCCGGTTCCAGCTGCAACCGCGCGCCGCGGCGATCGTGCAGCGAGCAGCGCAGGCGCTCAACCTGCGGGTGCTCAAGCAGACCCACGTCTGCGACCCACGGGGCCAGGAGATTCTCGTCGTCGTGTTGCGCGATGCGCTCGACGCCTACCGCCTGGCCGAGCGCACCGCCGGTGACCCTGGCTGGGCGCGGGAGTTTCTATGAGCGAGCTGCCGCTCACGCAACACGAGCTCGACGAGGCCCGCTGCGACCATCCCAACTGCCATGACCAGGCGTGTGCGGTGACGTTTCTCGCGCGGTGTCACCCGCGCGACGGGACCTGGGTGACCTATCGACGCGAGAACGGGGTGCTCGAGATTACCTGCGCGCGCTGCAACGCCCTCATCGCTGAAGTGGAGGTCGCTCCATGAAGCGACTCGCACCTGGCGTCTACGACGATGAGCAAGGCGGGATGCACCTCGACATCGCCGAGCTCCTTGACGCCAGCGGCTACACCGACACGCCACAGAACCGCGAGACGGTGCTGGAGGCGGCGCGCGACATGGCGCGCGAGCTCGGCCTGCCGGTCACGGTCGTCGATGACCCTGTCAAACCGCCGACGCGCATCAAGGGGTGGCGCAACTATGGCTGACGCGAATGAGCGCGCGGCGCAACGCGTGCGCGCCGAGGCACTCGTCGGCAAGCGCGTGCGGTTTAAGACCTCGTTCGACCATCCGGCGTTCCCGGCGCGCACGTATCTGGTCACCGACACCGCGGACGGCATGGCGCTGCTGAACACAGACAAGCAGATGTCGGCGCACCCTGACCACCTCGAGATCGTCGAGGAGAAGAAACCGTGAGCGATCCGGTTTATCCGCGGCAGGCGCCCCGCCACGATGCGATCGCGAACCTGGGTAACTTCCACTTCACCCTGACCGGTCCCATGCGCCTCGAGGGCGCCGGGGGGCTCTTGCGCGGCACAGGCGGCGACCTCTTCGTCGTGAGCATTCGGAACGGTGTCGAGACGATCTGGCACCAGCGGTGCGGACGCGAAAGTGCCCACCCGAAGGACGTCGCGGAGCGGTACTGCGGGGCGTGTCACCGGTTTCTTGAGGACCCGCAGGGGCCAGCAGGCGCATGATGAGAGCCACCTGGGCGAGTTTCCTATGGCCCCCGTGGTGGTCGCGCGGATCAACGTGCGACCGCCTCGCTGCCGCTGGTGTCACCGCCGCGGCCGCGGGGTGGTGTGCGGGCGGTGTCGCCTCGTGGATGCCGCCTGGCAGGCGGAGCGGCGGCCCAGCGACGCCGTCTGGTCGCGGCCGTTCCTCCAAGGGTTCCTGGCGGGGAGCCAGCATCCCCGCACGACCGGCGACGGGCTCAATCCCTACGCGCCGGGGCGCGCCCGGGTTACCTGGCAACGGGGACACGACGCCGGCGTCGCCGACCTCCGATGCTCCCGAACGACTGGCTCCTGATCGATGCCGCGCTCGCCTGGGGGGTGATGCTGATCTGGCGCGCGTGCCGACACCGTTGACATGTGGACCTGGCTCCGACGCTGGCGCCGGCGTGTGCGATGGATCGAGCGCGGGTCAGTGTCGGCCCGGTGGCTCGAGCAGTATCACCGCGCGACCGGCGAGATGTTCGAGCGCCCCCCTGAGTGACACACCCGACGTGGCCGACCGACGCGTGGCTCGAGGACACGTATCGCGGCTGGCCGACGTGGGCGCTGAAGCGCGCGGCGGCGGCCTACCGTGCGGAGCTGGCGGAGGCCTGCCGCGACGGGCGCGAGGAGGACGTGTTACGCCGCCTGGCGCTGCTGCGCCGCGAGCTCGCGCGCCGCGACAATCCGCAGTCGACCCTCTTTTGAGCGGGTCTATTAATAGACCGAAGTAGACGGGAGGTGTGTGGTGCTGGAAACGCTGATCCTGGTGCTCGTGGTCTTGTGGCTGCTCGGCCTGGTCGGCGGCATCGGCGGGAACGCCGTGCATGTGCTCCTGGTCGTCTGCATCATCCTCGTCGTGTTGCGGGTGGTGCAGAGTCGGAGGCTGGACCTGTGAGCCCGCCGCACATCGTGCCCTACACCAGGCCGGATTCCACGGGGAACGTACGTGCTCGGAACGCTTCCGGGAACGCTTCCGGGAATGCCGAGGTGCTCGCGGTCGACGTCTCGACCTGGCTGGATGAAGACCAGGCCGCCGCGGCGATTGGGGTCGACCCTCGGAGTGTGCGCAACTACGCCGCCGCGGGGCGACTGACGAAGGCGCGATGGAGAAAGCCCGAACACGGGGCGCGCGAACGGACGGTCTATCACCCCGACGACGTGCGCCGCGTGGCGCGCGAAGAAGCCGAACGGAAGAAGCCCAAGCCGCCGCAGCAAGTGCTGCCGGGCGAGGCCGTCGCGCTGGCGCGGGTCGACCCGAACAGGTTCCTGGAAGGGACGTGGAATTCCGGGAACCCTTCCTGGAAACGTGCCGACGGTTCCGACAAGCCGTTCCTGACGGTGGCGGAGGCCGCCGCGTTCACCACGCTGTCGCAGCCGACCATCAAGCGGCTGATTGCGGACGGCTCCCTGACGTCGATCGCCGACCGCCGCGGCGAGAAGATCGCGCGCAAGGTGCTCGACGAGCTCGTGTGATGGCCATCATGTGGCTCTGCGTAGCCATCAACCTCGGGGTCGGCGTGCTGGACCTGGTGCGCGGCCAGTGGGCGCAGGCCGGCCTGTCGTGGATGTTCGCGGCGCTCCTCACCGGCTACGTCCTGCTCGTCGACGTCTCGCGTCAGGCGCTCGAGGCGTGGCGCACCGCGGGCGAGGCGTCGACCGCGACGTCGAAGCTGAACGCCGAGCTCGGCGCGCGCATGATCGCGGCGATGCAGGCGTCGGGGCATCTCAGCGACGAGGACCGCGTGCAATGAAGGAGAGCGATCGCCCGTGGTGCCCCGGCGGGCGGCAGCGCCCGCTGTGGATTCGCGAAGACATTGTCGACGCGCGCAGCGAGCGCCAACTCGCGCCCGATGACCACCGACTCCTGCGCGGCCGGCCAGGCGGGCGCTGCCTCGTGTGCGCGCGGTGGTGGCGCCTTACGCTGAGACACACCGTGCATGTGCACCGGGTGCCGCGCGAGGGACAGCCGCCGGTGTGGTCGTGACCGCCTAGCGGTAGCCCCGGCACCACTAGCCGCCGCGCGCGCCGCCGCCGCCGCACACTCGCCGGCGGTCCACCCGATGAACATCACGCTCACACACGGCGGCGACGTGCATCTGCACATCCACGACGACACCCTCACCACGAGCCTGCTGCGGCAGCTGCTCGAGCAAGGAACACAACTCATGGCATCAGTACAGGAATTGAAAGACGAGCTCGTCGAAGTCAAGGCCGGCGTCCAGGCGTTGAAAGCCGCCGGCGTCGCGAAGGTTGACGAGCTCCAGGCGAAGATTGCGGAGCTCACCGCGCAGCTCGCGAGCGGCGTCGCCGTGACCCAAGCCGACCTCGACGGCCTCGATGCGCAGGTCGACGAGATCAACGCGGCGCTCAAGGGCGACGCGCCCGTCGATCCGGTCGACCCGAACGCGTAAACTCACAAGCGGCGAGGCGGTCTGGAAGCCGCCTCGTCGCGCCGTCGGTCCGCTCCCTGGTGAAAGGCGCCCTATGACGCGCGCGCTCCTCCTGCTCCTCCTGCTCCCCGCGCCCGCGGTCGCGCAGCCGCGGGCGACCTTTGTCGGAGTGGACGCCGTCGACGGGGCGGCGATCGGCACCCATGGCTCGGTCGTCTTTAGTGACCCCAATAGCCTGCCGCTCCATTGTGCGTGTGCGAGTGTGCAGCAGCCGCAGCGCCTGCGTTTGCGGCTCGAGGGCGAAGGGGACGTCCGCCTCGTCGTCACGCCCGTCTGGGACGACCCGCGGCCGATCGCGGCGGAGACAGTGCATGTGCCGGCGACCGGCGCGCTCGTGGCCTGGGACGTCGATGGCCCGCTGGTGTTCTTCCTGTCGGCCGGCGCGCATCTCAGCGCCGTCTACATCGACCCGGCGCCAGGCGCGCCGCCGGTCGTGGTCACGCCGGCGCCGCGCGAGAGCGGTCCACCGCAGCCGGGGCGGGTGCGCCCGCGTCCGTGACACACGATGCCCGCCCCCGAGCACCCGCTCCCGCGCTCGACGCGCTACTGCCGCATCTGGTGGCGCCGGTGTCGCTGGTGTCAGGGGTTTTTTGTCTGGGCACCGACGAAGCATCAAGGCCCGTGGAGCCGACACGTCCACTGCAGTTGTTCCTGCGCCGCCCACACCAAGACGATGCAGCTGCCCGACGACTACTGGCTGAAGCTCCAGCGCAAGGGCACCAAGACGCGCAACGCGAACCAACGCGCCTACATCCGACGCCGGGCCGACTATCACCTCCGCCTGTATGCCAAGCTGACGGGCGACGCGTTGACCCTGCGGGATGCGTTCGAAATTGGCTGGCGGGTCGGACGCCAGGCCAAGCGGTCGGCCACCACGCGGTCACGCTGGCGGGGCGAGGATCAGCCCCCATCAAGGACACTATGAAACCACTCGCCCTCGCGCTCCTGGTCACGCTCTGGGCCACCGCGGCCTCCGCCCAAGCCATTCCCTCGTTGCGCTCGCCGCTGCTGGCGGTCCCCGCCGGCGGCACGGTGTCGTCCTGGGATTGCGACCTCCCACCGGTGCCCAACGCGCCGCCGCAATGGATCGACGTGCGGCCGGGTGCGCTCGTCGAGTGGTGCCTTGAGAGCGCAACGCTCGACCAGGCCAAGACCGCCGCCTGGCAGCTCGCCGTCGATGGCGGGCCCCAGGTGCTGCTGGCCGTCGCCTGCCGCGCGCACCCGACGGCGCCGACCCCGATCCTCTGCTACGCGATGCTGCCGCCCGGCGCGGTGAGCGTCCTGGCGCAGCAGGGGATTCACACGCTCGACCTGGCCACGACGAGCATCGCCCAAGGCCTCGCCGTCTCGGTGAAGCTCGAGCGCCCGTGGTGCCTGGCTGACGGCACCCGGTACGACGTCGGGGCGGTGCTGCCCAACACGGCGGCGTCGCTGGCGGCCGGCAGTCTCTACTCGACCGCCGGCGCCTACAACGTCGAGACGCGCATCGGGCGGCTGCGGCAGGACGGCTGGCACGTCGAGTGGACCCGCGAGCAGTGGGCGAAGGTGCCGACCACGACCACGCAGCAGAGCCTCGACCCGGGCGGGGCGTTCTGGCTGTTCGGGTGGTGCCGGGGCGTGCCGCAGTAAAACGGCACTTTCAAAATGCAGTTTCCGGGCGTAGCCTGCGAGCCGTGTCGAGCCGTGTCACTCGACCGAAGGAGAAGGGGTACGCAACATGAGGAGAAGTGAATTGCTCGCGAACCATGCGCTGCGGAACGCGCCCAGTACAGGCGAGGGACTCGGGGCGATTCGGAACGCCTCCCCCTATCAGCAGCGGTTCGAGGCCAGGCTGCGCGGAGAGCTCGTGACGGTGATCGGGCAGGCTGACGTGGTCGGCATGAGCCCCTGCGAGAAGATCATCGACCACCGCGGGCTGATTGATTGGGTGTCGAGCGACGAGCTCGTGGTCACGCAGTCGGATGCGCTGCCGCGCAGCTTCCAGCAGATGCAGGCGTTGTTCAACCAGGGAGAGCAGACTTTCGCACCGAGCGACCGCACCGGGCGGTAGAATTCAGTCGCTGTCGTGAGGGCAGCGTTTGTGGGGTTCAGGTGCGGAGGTCTTCATCGCTGCGGTCGCCGGCGGGGCGACAGGGTGGGGAATTGGACTGCGTCCGAACGGCAACCGCCGAGAGACAGTGGGCGTAGATCCAGGTGTGCTGCCCTCCTGAGAAGTAACCAGGACCACTAGGACCACCTACGCACTCGAACCCCACGTCGAGTGCGTCGCTGTGTAGAAGCTACCCACCCGACGCCTACCTCGGCTGTCCACGACAGCCCTCCCTGTCCCTTTGTGAGCAGTCAGTTAGGGGAATCCCCTAGTAGGCTCGAGCTCTGCCTGCACGCCGTGCCCGTGCTCGTGTCAGCTGCGCCCTGAAGATGTCCTGCCCGATTTGTGGGACCTCAGAGAGCGGCGTCGTCCGTTCACACGGCGCCATCGTCAAGGACGAGATTCACCGCCGCCGCGAGTGCGGCTCCTGCGTCGACCGCAACGGGAAGCGCGGCCGCTTCCCGACCGCGGAGCGGGTCGACTGGCCCACGTTCTGGCGCGAGCACCCCGAGCTCCGCATCGAGGGCGACGCCACCTGGCAGGACCTGGTCGAGGCCTTTCAACGCGCCTGGGACCAGTGCATCGCGCACCACTACGTGCGCCGCGACTGGCTCAACTTCGAGCGCATCGTGCTCGCCCTCCAACATCGCGAACCCGGCAGCCCCCGGCACAGGTAGCCCCTTCACTTCACGCGGAGGCCCGATAACTGTGGGCGGGCCGCAGCGCCATATAGGCGGGAACGCTCTGGCGCCACCACGTTTTCAGCACCGATGGCAGCAGGCAGGAAGACCGGCGGTCGGCAACGCGGAACGCGAAACGTGGCGACGCCCGCGATCACGGCGTTCGCGGCCGCGATGGTCGCGCGCAAGAAGTACCTGGCCCAGCTGCGCAAGTCGTTCGACAACGGCACCGCCGACGTGAAGCTGCAAGTGCTGATGTGGCACTACGCGCACGGCACGCCGACCAAGAGCCTCGAGGTGAGCGGCCACCTGACGCTCGAGGAGCTCGTCACCGGACACCGACGCGAGGACTGAGTGAACACGAACAGCGGCTCCTATACCCGCTATCCCGCCCTCGCCGACCTCCCGCCCCTGGTCCGTCGTCAGCGCAAGTTCGAAGCCCTGCTCGGCAACGAGGACGGCGCCTACGCAGACCAGGAGAAAGCGGTCCGCAAGCAGATCGACTCGCTGCTCGTCGACGCCGGCCTCGTCCAGGGCGACGTCGTGACGTGCAACGGCTACGACGTCGTGCGGCGCGGGCAGAAGGGGCGCAGCAGCATCAACGTCGAGCGCCTGGTCGAATCGCTGGTGAACGCGGGGCTCGAGCGGGCGAGCGTGTTGTCGATCGTCCTGAGTGCGACCGACACCGGCGACCCGTCGTCCTGGGCGGAAGTGAAACCGTCAGCGGGCGCGAAGGTGCGCAAGTGATCTGCGAGCTCGCGCTGATTGTCGTCACCGCCTGCGTGTGGCGCCTGCTCGAGGCACTGCTCTGACATGGTGCTCGCCCTCCTCCTCGTTGTGTCGACGCTGACCGCGGACGCCGACGCGCGCTTCGCCTCCTGGCGCGAGCTGCCACACGGCGCGTGTCGCTTCGCCCAGGATCAATTCGGCTTCACGCCGGAACCCTTCCAGGAAGAGACGCTCATCGCGTTCGCAAACCCCGACATTCAACGCATCTCGTTGCAGGCGTGCGCCGGCCCCGGCAAGACCGCGGTCATGAGCGTCTGCGCCTGGTACTTCCTGGCGACGCGCTGCACCTGGCAGGACGGCGGGTTCGAGCATCCGCGCGCGCTCGCGACGTCGATCACCAAAGAGAACCTCGACGGCAACCTCTGGCCCGAGCTCGCGAAGTGGCAGCAGCGATCGCCGTACCTGCGCGAGACGTTCCGCCATACGCATGGCCGCATCTTCGCGGTCGACCATCCCGAGACGTGGTTCCTCGACGCGCGCGCGTGGCCGAAGACCGGGAGCGCCGAAGACCAGGGCCGCACGTTCAGCGGGCTGCACGGGCAGAACGTCGCGGTGTTCATCGACGAGTCAGGGAACATTCCGCCGACGGTGCTGCGGGCCGGCGAGCAGATGCTCTCGACGCGCCCGGCGTTCGGGAAGCTCTTTCAATCCGGCAACCCGAGCTCGCTCGAGGGGATGCTGCACGAAGCGGCGAACCGCCTGCGCGAGCAGTGGTTCATCGTGATCATTACCGGTGACCCCGATGACCCGAAGCGCGCGACGCGCATCGACGTCGACTGGGCGCGCCAGCAGATCGCCACCTACGGCCGGGACAACCCGTGGGTGATGAGTTTCATTCTCGGGAAGTTCCCGCCCTCGAGTCTCAACACGCTCCTCGGCATCGAGGACGTGCAGGCCGCGATGGCGCGCGAGCTCCAGGTGCATCAGTTCGAGCATCTTCAGAAGCGCCTCGGCGTCGATGTCGCGCGGTTCGGTGACGACCGCACGGTGATCTGGCCGCGCCAGGGGATGCAGTCGTTCCGGCCCGTGATCATGCGCGGCGCGCGCACGACCGAGATCGCCGCGCGGGTGATGGCGGCCAAGCTCAAATGGCACAGCGAGCTCGAGCTCATTGACGACACGGGCCATTGGGGCCACGGCGTGATCGACCAGCTCGAGACGACCGGCATTCACCCGCACCCGGTCGTGTTCCACGCGCCCGCGATCGACCCGCGTTTCAAGAACCGACGCGCCGAGATGTGGATCACGATGGCCGACGCGATCAAAGGCGGTGCGGCGCTGCCGATGATCGGCGAGATGATCCCCGAGCTCACCACCGTCACCTACACGTTCAACAACGGCGTCTTCCAACTCGAAGACAAGGACATGGTCAAGAAGCGCATCGGGCGCAGCCCTGACCTGGCCGATGCGCTCGCCCTCACCTATGCGCTCCCCGACCTGCCGAGCGGGCTCGCCGCACGTCCAGGCAGCGGACGTCCGGGCGCCGCGACCATCGGCCACGCCGCGACCGAATACGAGCCTGACTACGGAGGCGGCCAGTGATCGACGGCCGACGCGCGCCCCGTCCGCTCCCCGCGCGCACGATCGGCAACGGCACCGTCGTCGAAGGGAAGGACCGCGTGCGCTACGTCGTGTCGAATCTGGGCATTGCCTGGCGCCCGTTCGGCATGACGCTGACGCGCACGGTGCCAAAGGTCCGCGGGAAGAAAGCGCGCGCGGCCGACAAGCTGCGCCGGCGCCTCGCGCGGAAGGCGACCGCATGACGCCCGAGCTCAAGCAGCTCCATCCGCCCACGGCGACGACGACGCCGGGCGACCTGGCGCTCAACTTGATCTCCAAGCTCGTCGCGCTCGAGCGCGAGGCGCGGCACCTCGACGAGCTCGACGCGAGCCTGCGCTCGCAGACCCAGGCGTATGCGACCGCGCGTCGCGTCAATCGCGAGGCCGCCGAGGCGGGCCGCGCGGACCTCGAGCAACTGATCGTCACGGCGGCGCACGCGTTCTACTGACACGGCGTCCGCGCGACGCTGACAACCTTGTCGAGCGGGAGTAGCTGCCCGCTCTCGACACGCCAACGTAAGACGAAGAGCCCCGTTCCTGTGCACGGCAGGAGCGGGGCTCTTTTAGTTGGTGCACCCATGAGGAGAGGACCCGCGATCGACATGGCCTACGCCACCCCACGCGTCCCGATGGCGCCGCCGCCGCTCGGCTCGCCGAACACGCCCGCCAACGGCGGCCGCGATCGGAACGGCCTGCCGATCCTCGGCTACGCCAAGCCGCGGCCGAACCTGCTCGTCAACGCGCCCCTCTACTCCTCGCGTCTGCTCTCGGGCATGTATGCCGCGGCCAACGCCGCCGGCGCGCGCGCCCGCAAGGCCGCGGTGGGCACGCGCTGATGGCGGACGTCCCCGGCACGCGCAGCGGGCTGAGCAAGCGCCAGCAGATCGAGCAGACGCGCGCCGCGCTGCTGAGCGGACGCAGCAGCTGTGACAGCGAATGGCGCGAGCTCAGTGATTACATCGCGCCGAAGCGCACGCGCTTCCAGGTCACCGACAAGAACCGCGGCGGCAAACGCACGCAACTGATCATCGACAGCAGCCCGCGGGGCGCGGCGCGCACGCTGCAGTCGGGCCTCCATGCCGGCATCACGTCGCCGGCGCGCCCGTGGTTCCGGCTGACGACGCCTGACCCCGACCTGGCGGACCAGGGCGCGATCAAGGAATGGCTCCACGTCGTGACGCAGCGGATGCACACGGTCTTGCTGCGCAGCAACATCTACAACTCGCTGCCGGTGCTCTACGGCGACCTCGGCGTCTTCGGCACGGCCGCGATGGCGATGCTCGAGGACGACCAGGACATGTTGCGGACCTACGCGTATCCGCTCGGCTCCTTCGTCTTCGGCCTCGACGCGCGCTCGGTCGCGACCACCTGGTGCTACGACTACCGCCGCACGGTGCGGCAACTGATCGAAGAGTTCGGGTCGAATCCCGAAGCGCCCGGCGTGATCGATTGGTCGCACTTCTCCAACAAGGTGAAGAGCCTTTACGACCAGGGGCAGATGGAGACGGGCGTCGACGTCTGCTGGTACGTGGCGCCGAACGACGCGTACGCGCCGCATCGGCTCGAGAGCAAGTACATGAAGTGGAGCAGCTGCCACTTCGAGCGGGGCACACCGGATGCGGACTTCGCGGGGCGCTCGGGGTTCCTACGCGAGAGCGGCTTCCGCACCTTCCCCTTCCTGATTCCGAGATGGGAAGTCACAGGGGACGACAGTTATGGAACCGGTAGCCCGGGCATGGATGCCATCGGCGACGTGAAACAACTGCAATACATGCAGAAAAAAAAGGCCAAGGCGATCGATAAGGCCTTGGACCCGCCGCTCAAGGGACCGTCCGCGCTCCGCAATCAGAAAGTGTCGCTGCTCGCCGGCGACATCACCTACACCGACGGCCGCGACGGGCAGCAGGGGCTCTCGCCGATTCACGAGGTGCGCCTCGAGGGGATTCGCGAGCTCGTCGCCGACATGGCCGAAGTGCGGCTCCGCATCCGCGACGCGTTCTACGCGGACCTGTTCCTGATGATTGCGCAATCGGAGAACGTGCAGCCGGTCACCGCCGAAGAGATTCGCGCGCGCCAGGAGGAGAAGCTCATTGCGCTCGGCCCGGTGCTCGAGCGGTTGAACGACGAGCTGCTCGACCCGCTGATCGATCGCGCGTTCGACATCATGACGAGCGCCGGCGCGATTCCCGAGCCGCCCGAGGAGCTCGAGGGCGTCGACCTCAAAGTCGAATACATCTCGATCATGGCGGCGGCCCAGAAGCTGGTGGGCGTCGTCGGCCAAGACCGGTTCCTGCAGGGGCTGCTCAATCTCGCGCCGCTCTTTCCCGAGGTCAAGCACAAGGTCGACGTCTTCCAGGTGGTCGATGCCTACGCCGACAAGCTCGGGGTCGACCCGAAGATCGTGCGGCCCGATGAGGAGGCGCAGGCCTCGCTCGAGGCCGAGCAGCAGGCGCTCGCGAACGCGCAGCAGGCCGAACAACTGAAGACCCTCGGCCAGGGCGCGCAGTCACTCGCGAACGCCCCACTCAATCGTGACAGTGCGCTCGATGCCGTGATGCGCGGCCAGGGCGCCTCACCGGCACAGGCGCCCTCAGGAACAGGAGCGGTATGAGTAGCACCAACGAGCTCGCGTATACGAAGGACGGCATTCGCCTGGGCGGCGCCGTGATGACGTTCACCGAGGCCGGCGTCGCCGTTCCCGGCACGCTGACGGTGGGCGGGGAGGCGATCGAGGCCGGCGGCGCCTCCCTCCTCCATCAGGCGACGGTGACGCTCACCAACGCGCAGATGATTGCGCTCAACCCCTACCCCGGGTTTCCGATTGTCGCGGCGCCTGGCGCGAACAAGATGCTGCTCTTTGAGCGGGCGGTGCTGGTGACTCACATCGTGACCCCACTCGCCTGGACTGACCCGACCGGGGATGACCCGCTGCTGTTTGTCATCATGCCTGCTGTGGTCGACGTTGACGGGGAGAACTATCTCCGGCTGTCGGAGCTTCTCGCCTTCAACCAAAAGACTCACCAGGCCTATGGGGTGGGTTTGTTGAGCTTCTTCGCGGTTGACACTGTGGGGATTGCAGGACTCCGGGTACTTGGGGCGTCCGACAATGACGACGCGGAACATTTTGGTCGCATGTTCCAGCTGAACGCGCGAACCGTCAATGCGCCATTCCACCTGCTTCTCGATACCGCGTTTGACGAGCCAGTCGGCGATCCGGCGAACACGCTGACGGTGACCACCTTCTACTACATCCTCAATTTAACGACGGGCCTGTTCGAGTGATGGACGAACCGCTGCAGACCAACGCCGCCGACCCCGTCCAGGTCACCGAGGGGCGCCGCAGTGCGAAGGCGACGCTGCGCCGCCACCGCGGGCTCGTGCGCTGGGTGCTCTCGACCCGCGACGGGCGCGAGTTCGTGCACGACGTGCTGCTGCCGGCGTTTCGCGCCGACGAGAAGATGGGCGGCTCGCTCGAGGACGTGTTCGCCCAGGCGGCGCTGCACAACGTCGGCGTCGACCTCCGACGCCAGCTGCAGGAGCATCCCGAGTTCTATCTGCAGATGGTCAGCGAAGGGCTGAAGCGCGACCACGAGCTCGCGACGGTGCGCAAGTCCCACCGCACCGGCGACGACGACGGGTACGACGAGGTGTTCACGACCTAACACGACGACACGTTCACACGACTCGCTGACCGGGTAGCTGCCCGCTGTCAGCCGTTCACCAGGCCGACCTCTCCGTGCAGGAGGGGCCGGCCTTTTTTTTCGGAGTGCCCATGACGACACCAGCAGTGCCCCCGGTCGGCGACCCCGCACCGGGCATCACGGCTCCGCCCGCCGCGCCACCCGCAGCCCCGGCCCCCGCGCCGGCCGCGGCCGCGCCGGCGGCTCCTCCTGCAGCGCCCGCGCCTGCAGCTCCGGTTGTTCCCGCCGCGCCCGTCGTGGCTGCGCCGGCACCGCCGACGACCTATGCGCTCACGTTGCCAGCCACCGGCGGGCTCGATGCCGCCGACGTCGCGACCGTCACCGCCATGGCGACCGCACGCGGCTGGACGAACGAGCAGGCGCAAGCCGCGCTGACCGAGCTCGCCACGGGCCTCACCGCCCAACGCGAGGCGTTCCGCGTCGAGCTCGCGGCCCATCCCGAAGTTGGCGGAGACAAGTTCGGCGTCGCGCAGGAACGCATGCTGCGCGTGATCGATCGCTTCCTCCCGGCCTCGTCGCCGGAAGGGCAGCAGCTCCGCTCGGTCCTTCACAAAGGCGGCTACGAGTCGTACGCACCCCTCGTGGTGCTGCTCGCCCGCATCGGTCACGCAATGGGCGAGGACCGCCCGTCTGCCGGCACCTTGCCTTCTCCGTTTGCCGAGCGTCGGTCGACCGAGGACGTGATGTTTCCGTCGACGGCGCCACGCCCCGCTGCGTAGACGGAGTCCCCCAACATGGCAACTCTCGCAACGACGGCGTTGACGCTGGTCGATCTGGCGAAGCGCCTCGACCCCAACGATCAGGTGTCGCGGATTATCGAGCTACTCACGCAGACGAACCAGATCCTCGCCGACATGACCTTCAAGGAAGGCAATCTCATTACCGGCGAGCGCACGACGGTCCGCACCGGATTGCCCGACGTGTTCTGGCGCATGTTGAACCAGGGCGTCGCGACGTCCAAGAGCCACACCGCACAGATCGATGAGCAGTGCGGAATGCTCGAAGCGTACTCACAGGTCGACCGCGACCTGGCGGAGCTCGGGGGCAACCCCGGCGCCGTGCGGCTCTCGGAAGCGCGCGCCTTCCTCGAGGCCATGAACAACGAAATGGCGTCGACCTTGTTCTACGGATCGGCGCTCGCGCCCGAAGAGTTCATCGGGCTGTCGGCGCGCTACTCGTCCCTCAGCGCCGGCAATGGCGACAACATCGTCGCCGGCGGCGGCACCGGGTCGACCGACAACACCTCGATCTGGCTCATCTCGTGGGACCCGGAAACGATCACCGGCATCTATCCCAAGGGATCGAAGGCCGGCATCATGCACGAAGACCTCGGCCTCGAGACGGTCGAGAACGCCGGCGGCGTGACCGGTGCCTTGATGCGCGCGTATCGCGATCACTGGCAGTGGAAATGCGGGATCGCGCTCAAGGACTGGCGCTACGCCGTGCGGATCGCCAACGTCGATGTGTCCAACCTCTCGAGCGCGAGTGACGCGGCGGATCTGCTCGAGCTGAT